CTGCACAGCTCTGCAGCTGCTTTCAAAGTGGAACCGCTTCCTGCCCCAGGGTCAATCAACACATACCCCGGATCAGTAAAGAGCTCAATCAGCCGTTTCAACACCCGGACTGGTTTCTGTGTCGGATGGATTTTCGGATAGGCCTTCCCATCCCGCACCCATTCAAAGTGATTCAACACCATTTTTCCGTTGTTTCGGAATTTTGGCAGCTTGTCCCGATACAGCACAAGGGCATATTCTGTGGCTCCTAAAATCTTCATATTGGCTTTTAAGACCTGCGGAGAGGTCTTCTTGCAGAAAATCAGCGGATAACTATGTTTGAATCCATATTTCCTGCCATACTCGGCGACCATGGGAAGCTGTTCAAAGGCACAAAATACAATCATCGCTCCTGCCTGGCCTGGTTCCTTTGGTTCTTTCTTAATCATGCGATTGCAAAAGTGCATGAACTCTGCAATCCGAAAGTCATTGTCCGTATCAAAGAAAGCAGTATTCGCCTTGTCACTTTCGCCGTTCTTGTTATCTCCGCCCTCATACCACATAGGGTTACTGGCATATGCGTTATTGCCCAAATTGTAGGGAATATCTGCAATAACCAGTTGTGCCTTTGGTATGCCATAGGATTTATAGTTCTGGAAGTGGTCGTTATATATTTCCAGTTTCATATTTCCTCCATCACCCCGCAGGCCGAAAAGCCCGCGGGGATTTCATTTTTTTAAGAAATTACAATAAACTGTTCCTGCTTGCCTGCTTTGGCTATTTCATCTTCTAAATAGTTATGGATAGCTGCCCTGGCTGCATTACGCCATGCTCCGCCGTCTGCCTCGAAAATCGCACATTCTACGCCCTTGGCTCCGTCACGCATACGGAAAATGAACTGACTTTCCGGCTGCTCCAAGTTTAAGAATGTCCGATACGGCTGTAAGGTTACTGCTCCTGGTACAACGGCATCACCCTTTGATGCAATTCCGGTCTTAACTGTTGCTTTCTGACTTACACCATCATCACTGTATTGAGCAACGGTCCCAGCCTCTACGGTTCCGGCAAATTTCAGCAGCAGCTTTCTGTCCTCTGTGTCCATGAATTTAGACTGCAAGGCAATGCAGAATTCCTCATGTGGAAGGAAATGGCCAAACGCAAAATCAGGCAGCTCAGCCGTAACTGTTGCAATCCCTTCCCGCACCCTATCCTCGTCAAGCTTGGAATAGAGCATTACCCTAGTTGGGCCCGTGACATGCAAAATCATTTTTTCGTCCATTACATCGGTGTCGGAAACAATGTAATCCATCAGGCTTGTAAGTGTTCTAAAGCTAATGCACTCTGCTTTTGGGTTATGTACCACTCTGTGCAACTCTTTATCGGTATAGGTTTCCCCGCCAATTTCTGTGATTTCCGGCTTGTGCAACCCTACGATGTACTCTAATGCTTTCTTAATCATTTATTTTACCTCCCTAAAATCTACGACATTGTTTTCGCTTGCATCGTCCATGCTGATTTGCCCCCGAATACCTCCGCCGTATTCCTCTGCGTAAATCTCGCCTGTTGTCAGATCTCTACCTGTGGCGATATGCGTCACCGTAGGCGTTTGCTTTGCAGGCTTTTCAAAACTCTTCACCTCACAAGTCACATCATCCCGCGCTTCGTTCTGTGTAAAGACAAGCTCAACCGTAATCTTTCGCTTGTCTTTGTATGGCGTGTTCTTGTCTGCCAAATTCTCCAGAATGACACCGTATGAATGTTGCAGTTTTTCCTTCAATGCACCTCCTGCAAATTCGTTTAAATCTAAATCAATCATTTTTCTACCTCCTTATAATTCAATCCCTTCCATAACAGCTCTTGCTTCAAGCACTGCGATGTAATCTGTCATTGCCTTAACCTGCATATTGTAAGTACTTCTCGGACAGGTCGGGGTGAATTTCAATTCTCCTTCATCCCACTGATTAAGCATTGCAGACAGCTTTCTGTAGCGAATAACATTCTGGTAATACTCCGCCTTAAACCGTTCTTTGTAATCTGTACTGTTCATCATCTTAATTGTTTCTTTTAACTCCATTTTCTACCTCCTGTTTCTCTGTTAAAATTTCAACAACTTCATCAACTTTGTCTGCAAGATATTTGTACAGCTTCATAAAATCATCAAGCTGCAAAGTAACCTTCCAACTCTGCCGGTCTTTTCTGTGCATCACAACCGGCATTTCGCCCTCTCTGGCATCCCGCTGGGCCTGCTCCATCGCTGCGTCAAGGTTCAGCTTTTCGACCCGCTTACACTCAATATGTACGCCCGGCAGGCCTACGACATCAGCATCGCCGTTTGCTCCGCTATACTGCACCCCGCGGCGGGCTTCATAGCCGTATTCCTTTAAGATATGCGCAAGCTCAAGCTCTCCCCGCTTGCCTTTATTTCTGCTGTTCATGTATGGTCCTTTCCACGTCATCCAGCTGTTTTTTTAAAGTCAATAGCATTGACTGTGTTCTCCCAAACTGCTCAACTATGTACGTTTTAAAATTTTCATCGGTATTGCAAGGTTGATCATATTTAACTTGACGCTTAAGAAGATCGTCATATTTTGCACCGATCATTTCAGCAATCAATTCCAGCTTGTTACTCCAAATCCAAGATTGTGTACGCCTCATATTCCCTAAATAAGATGGGTCATTACCCATTCTCATACTTAGATTTCTTAGGCTCATATTTTTCTGCTTTGCTAATTGCTCAATTATTTTCCAATCGACATTTTCTTCTTTGAATCTCTCCATTGTTTTTACTCCTATCTGTCCACTGCTCCGACCATTTTCAGCGTTTCCGCCTTCTGCAGGTCTGCATAATGCAGGCCGCTTTTTCTTGCTTTTGCTTCAATCTCTGCCGCCCGGCTGGGCCTGCCTGTCCATTTTTCCCGGCCTTGTCCGGGCAGCTGTCCGCCCTTGTTGTACGTCTTAGGCTTCGGGTGCATCGGGATACCAGTTTTTTCAGATATCCCTTTCAACCCTCCATTTTCTTTGAGCTGTTTATCCCAAATTCCGGCAAGCTCTACAATCTGGTTTCGGGTCGGCAGATGATTAATGCCAAGTACGTCCATCACCCTGCGGATTTCTGCTATGACTTTTTCCTCCGTCCAATATCCTTTTTCCTTTGCCATGTCACGCCTCCTAGAGTGGGATATCATCATCTTCAACACCTTGGAAACCCTCTGGCACATTCTCCATTGCTTCCCGCTCCTTCTGCCGCTGGTATTCAGGAGCATCCTTGCCCCAGTCGAGATATTCCACGTTATTTGCAACAACCTCCGTGGTGTAGACCTTCTTGCCTTCCTTGTTTGTATAGCTTCCGGTCTGGATTCTGCCCTGTACACCAATCAGTCGGCCTTTTCCCATGTACCGCTCTAAGTTTTCCGCCATTTTCCCAAACACTACGATGTTCGGGAAATCCGTCTGCTTTTCTCCGCCGCTCTTTACCGGACGGTCGATAGCTATGCTGAATCTTGCAACTGCTGTGGGATTATCGCCTGTCGTGTATCTAAGCTCAATTTCTCTGGTTATTCTTCCGATTAGGCTACAGTTATTCATCGCTCAGCCCTCCCGTAACAATCTTTCTGTGATGCTTTACGTCTTTCAGCTTTTCCGGCCATGTATTTGTGACGATAATCGGCATATGCCCTTTCTCTGTATCTGCAATCGCTATGCTGCCGATTTCTACTTTCACTTTGTCCGGGTTAATCCAGGTATATGTATTGCCGTTGATTTTGTGCTTTCCGCTTACAACTTCCACGGTCTGATTGTCTTTCAATCGGTCATACAGACGGTCGGCCTTCTCTATGATAATTGTATCAATGTCCTTTTCCCCGAACATTAGTTTCGCCTGTTGCATCATGATGCAGACATCGGCGATTTCCTCTTGCACTTGGGCCAATGTATCCTCACTCGGTTTCCGGTGCCATTTGCTCAGCGCCACCCCCAGCTCGTCCATTTCCTCCTGAATCATGCGGCACTGTTCATCTTCCCCGTAGGTGTCAATTGCCATCTGATAAACCTCTGTCATGGTTGGTTTTTTCGGTTCTGGTTCTGCCAGACCTTCGATCAGGCATTCATCCCATACCCATTTGGTTGCATCTTCTCTCATAACATAGCCCGCGCTTGATACTGAGCGAATGGTCATTAATCCTCCTTCATAAATTGCCATTGCTTGGTTTGCTTCAGGGTATTGGATTATATGTGTCTTAATTCTCACTCTGTCCCCTACTTTGTATTTCATGCTAATTTCTCCCTCCTGTAATCCCTGCCATCCATCTTCACGCCGTCGCACATTTCAATCAGTCGTGAGAGGGTAGCTTTTCCGATGTTCCGTTCCAATGTCCCCATGTCCTCATTTGTTGTGATAATCACCGGCAGAAAGTTTTCGTACCTCCGGTTAATCACCTGATACAGAATCGAATTGCTCCATTCTGTCTGTTTCTCTTTCCCCAAGTCGTCTATCACCAGCAGCGGCACCTCCGAAAGCTGTGTGATTACATCTTCATCCGTATCAAACGCCCGTTTCACGCTGTCCAGCAGGTCAATAAATCCGCCGAATTTAACCGGTATGCCAAGTTCTGTGATGATATAATTCGCAATCGCTGCCGCAAGGTGCGTCTTGCCGGTTCCTGGTGTGCCGGTAAAGAGTAATCCCTTTCCGGACTCCGCAAATTCTTCAAAGGTTCCGGCGTATGTACAAGCTTTCCTGTACGCCTCTGGGGATTGTGTTTTATCAAAGTTCTCAAAGGTTCGTTCCCGAAATCTCCTTCCCAAATTGCTTTCCGTCCGCAGCTTCTCCGCATTGTCCCGGTACTTCTGGATTTTTCCCTGTACATGCTCAATGTTGTCCAGAATGTCCCGTTCCTGCTTGAGCTTGTCCGTCCATTCCGCAAGGGCTTTCTGATTTGCTTCACATTCGCACTGCTTGTAATTTGAGTAGCCGCCAAATGATTGCTTTTCTCTTGCTTTGCCGCAGAATGGGCAATAGTCCTGCTCGTAGCTGACAAGGCTTTTATTTAAAAAACTTCTCGTATTCATCGCCTGCTCCCGCAGCGCTTCCAGCTCGTCCTTCAGCCTTGCTATCTGCTTGCTTGCCCTCATGGTTCCCATCCTTTCTCGCCCACGTCAGTATTGTGGCGTAATGGCTCTTATAGTGCTTGTTTTTGCTTTTCATGTAAGCGGATAGGCTCTCTATGCGCTCCTGCCAGTCATATGGGAATCGCTCTTTCAGCTTTTCCAGTTCTTCCTCCGACAGGGACACGTTTTGAAACTCGCCCAGTGCGCTATATATATTATTATTTAATTCTTCTTGTTCTTCTTTATTCTTCTCTATTCTTTTTGTTTGTGTTCCGCTCCCTGTCCCCTGCCTGTCCTCTTGCTGTTCCGCTCCCTGTCCGTTTGCTGGTTCAAGTGCTGTTCCGCCTGCTGGTTCATCACCTTGATAAACGCTGTAATTTTCAATGGTTATGAGTGTTCCAAGAC